GTGTTTTTTGTTTATGTTGCTTTTTAGTTATGCCAGTACGGCCTTCTCTACCAATTGTTCATGTACAGCTTTTTCAATAGTTTCCACAAGTGGTTCCTTGATGATTATAAGTGGTTGATCAAGAGACTGTCCGGCAATCGCCAGAGCAACTTCGTCTTTATCTAGTTGGGATGTTGCTTTAGTGATCAATGTTGTAATGCCATTTGCTGGCCCACCAACGGAAGGACCAACAAGAGCAACATGAGCGCCTTCATGTTCAAACTTAATGTCTGTAAGGCGACGTTTGACTTCTGTCATTTGATTTCCTCAGTTGTTGCCATGGCACCAATACTGACGCCATTGATTTCTCCACTCTTAACAGCAGACCACAAGGCATTGCCTGTTTCTGTTTCTGGGAAGTGGAACCACTGAAGCCAAGTCCCTTTCATCACTTCAACACCATTATCAAGTGTGAACTTAGCTGGGGCGATGAAGGATTGGACTATTGTGGCTTCTTGTGTTTCGATCTGATGAAATAGATTGGCTGCCATGCAATGTGTGTTGAAGTTATGGCAGGCCTTCTCAACCTCTTCAGCAGTGTATGTATCACCGTGCAGGTCTTCAGTTGTATTCCCCTCTTGTGGAGCGAGGACAACAAAGAGAGCCATACGCTTTTCATCGTCAAGCGATTTTGTTACTTCAACTTGCTCAGGAGTAGACTGGCTACCCCCGAAGTATTTCTCAATCAGCTCAGACAGAGCTTGTACTAATTCCATGTTATCTCCTATGCATTCGACATATTATTGGCTGAGTTATCTTGAGCAGCAGCATTATCAGATGCTCCGTTCATTCCACTTGCAGCCATACCTTCAGCAGCCTGACTGGCTCCATTAGGAATAGCGTCTTTATCAATTGGCTTATCAGCCGCATGAGGTTCAACACCGATAGATTGACGAATACGGTTAGCTACTGGACGATCAAATTCGATCATGCCTACAGAGCCCATACGCTGAATCGCTTTAGAGAACTCATCCATATCAATTGCATCGAGGTCTCCATATTGAAGTTGTGGCAACTTCGTATCCGGCGTGTAACCATTCAACGCAAACAGTTGAGGGATAAGGTCATTATTAAGCTGGTCTTGGATCTCTTGTAGACGAGCTTCAATTGCCATAGCCATAATGTTAGTCTTGGCACCAGCTAGAGAATAACTGCCTACTTGATCCTGACCAAGCTTAAGCATGTCAGCGAACAACACCTGAAGGATCTTGTTATCCCAACGACGAATGATTGCATCCGTGTCATACATCTTAGTGCCCATGGTCGAAGTTAATTCGAACTTGAACAAAGGCTGACGTGATTCAGGGTCATAAGTTTGAGGTAAGATCAGACCCGATTGTTCATTGTTCTGAATGTTACGGATAACTGATTTATAGTATTCGTAGATTGCTGCTTCAGCAGGAGTAGCATCTGCGGACATATAACGTGGTGGCAAGTACAGAGTTGGCATACCGTTCATATCACGGGTAACACCAACAGCTTCTTGCTCTTCCAGCATCGTCCGGTACTTCCAAGCAAAGTAACAAGCTTTCAATGGGGAGTTGCCTTCCGGGTTATCACGCTTAACGTCTACGCGGAAGTGAAGGAATTTCTTACGGGGGATGTCAATGAAAGGACTTCCATCGACAGTAACGAGATTAGAATAACGCATCCCGTTCATGATCATCGCTAAGCTCTGTTGTACGCCTGTAATGTCTCGACCGTCATCAGAGTATATCCAACGATAGATCGTGTCTTGAGAGCGAACAGGGAGCTTCTTGATGCCCACTTTGTTATCATTGTACTTACTGCCGTTCTTGAATTGACGGCGACGATATACTTTCTCGTGAATAGAATATCCGTAAGTGAAAGAGCTTGTGACTTCTTTAATGAATGATCGCCATGTATGATCCATGTCATCGATGACTTCACTGAGAAATTGTCCTCGGGCAGTCATTCCAGCATCTGGATCAATTCCAAGATCAACATTCCAATCCACTTTACTCACCATCATTTCAAACAATGAAAGAGCAGAAGCGATTGTTGCGTCTTGGGCCATGGTCCGATAT